ACCCATCTCTTCCATCTTTTTTAAACCTGCTTTTGCTCGTTGTCTAAGGTTCATCAAAAACTCTAGTCCAAGATATCTAACCACATCTGCAGGGAACACAAACTCTCCCTCACTTAATTGTGCAGGTATATCATCTCTGACTTCTTCTTGGGTAGAACCCGGAGGAACTTCATTGCCTGATACAGGATCAACTGTACCACCTTCATCTTTTAATCCACCTTCTTCAAATAGTTCCATTTGTTTAGACATTGAACCACCTTTAGCAGCTCGTGTCATAGTTCCTTTTTCTATTGCCTTATTTATGTCTTTGTCTTTTATTTCTTTTCCTCTTTTCATACCTTCTTCTTTAGACATAGGCAATGCATCTAATAAACCACCTGTATCTTGTTTTACATCTATCGCTTTTCTTTCTTCTAACTCTTTATTTATTCTCTCTGCACGTCTCTCAGGTGTATCTGTGTCAAAAAAATTCATGGCATTTCTAGGGTCTTGATCTGCATAGTAACCATTTTCTTCATAGAATTTTTCTAGTTCTCTAAATCCCATAATTTTAAATTCTTCAGACATTTACTTCATCCCTTAATAATTTAAGTCTTTTTAATACAGATATAGAACCTTGTGCTCTATACAATGTGATAGTGTCTTGACTTTGTTCCATAGTTTTATATTGCTCTTGTACTAGTATATCAATATAATTATTGAAGTTGTTGATCAGTTGGGGGTTGTTCACCAACGTTTTGAGTTTGCTCAACGTTTGCTTCTTGTCCTTGTCCACCTCTAGGTACTCCTGTAAATCCTTGCTCTCCCGGAACTGGTGCTTGTCCTATGCCTATCGTTCCACCACCTGCTCCTGTTGGGTCATTGGGGTCTACACCTGCAGGTGGTTGTTGTGGTTGTTCAGGTTGATCTCCTCTAAACTGTTTCAACAACTCTGCTTGTATTGATGCCTGTCTCATGTCATTTGTAACTTTGTTAGGATCAAGTTCCATAGACTTAGCTATCTCTCTAATTATATAATCAAACTTTGCAAAAGGTGCTAATGCAGGATTAGATGCCACACCTAGGAACTGCATAAGTCTTTGTGATCTAACTTCGTTTGCCATTAGACTTTCTGTTCCTCTAGCTTTTACTTCTAAGTCACCTTTTATTTTAGGATCAAAATCAAACTGCATATTAAATCTAAACAATCCCTGACCTAATGGTGTAAGTAAGTAATCATCTATATTTTTTATTACAGTTTTTATACTTCCTGCTGCTGCATTCATGAGCATAGATATACCTGATGCAGTTCTACCTATGCCCTGCACACCTGTCTGTCCATGTGCAAAAGACGGAAAGCCTGTACTCTCATCTGCTAATACTCTTGCTTTGTCAAACAACTGCATATTTTCACTAGATACATTTGGAAACTTTGTACCAAAGATTGCTTGACCCGGTGCTCCACCTTGTCTTCTAAATATTTTACCCGGATACACAGATAAATCTTGACCCGGTACTAAATTTGTTTCATCTACTTCTATAAGTAAGTTTCCTGACAATACTGCATTATCTACTGCCATTCTCATAAAACCATTCATCAAAGTCTGTGTGTCATCCATGTTTTCTGCTAAACCTATACCAAAGAATGAATAAGGATTTAATTCATATGGTGCTGCCATGTATGGAATGACTGCAGGTTTAAATGGATTTAATACAACTCTGATTAATTTTTTATTACATACCCATATGTTTACTTGTAGTTCAGGAAAGTCTGTCAACTCTTTAGGTATATCTACCTCTTGGTCTGCTAACATATCTGTATCTATCATACCCCAATACTCAAGAACTTCAAATCTATTTACATAGTTCTCTTGATTGTAGTCTGTTAGATCATCTTCCCAATATTTCTTAACATAGTTTTCACCACCATCTATAGCTTGTTCAATAACTTCTGCTCTAAAATATGGTCTCTTTTTTAATGCCCTTAGTTCACTCCTAGACATTTTATGTCTTTGTATCACATACTGTGCCTGATCCATATTGGTAGAATCAGGATCAGGATAGAAATCCCAAACAGATACGTGTGATACTTGTGGTACAGTTTTGAAAGTAGGATTGTACTCACCTGTTTCATCCCAATTAGGATATTCTTTGTCCATAGCAAAAGGACCTTTCATAATCCCTGTGCCAAATAAAGCCATTTCAAATGCAGTGTGTCTTAAATGTTTATTTGCATTTGACTCTTGTAGTTGATCTACAATCTTTTTTTCCATAGACTTAGCTGCTATCATAGCAGGACTAAATGTTATCGCTGTCGGAGTTTTACCAACTTCTTCTTTAAGATTCTCAACTTCTTGCAAGTCTTTTTGCAAAGGTCCAAGACGATCAAGTAAACTTTTTTCGGTAGCTCCTTTAGGTAATTCCATACCATCTCCGGGGAAACCATAAGGGGAAACCACTTCAGATTCTCCACGAAGTTCTTCAGGTTCTTGGGGATCAAACGAAACATCTTTTGCAACTCCTTCAGGTAATTCAGTGGGTTCTATACTTATAGGAAACTTACCACCTGCAAATAGGACATCAACTATCTGTCCATAAGCTGCTAAAGTTTTTGTCTTAGTTACCTTAACAAATACTCTAGACTTTTCTGCTTCCGTAAATTGTACATCAGGACCATACAAACCTCTGTAGTTTCTATAGGCTCTAGTCCATCTAAGTTCATCTTCATATCTATAGTCTTCAGATTTTTTAAACTGAGCCATAACATGATCAACTAAATTATCTACACCATAATCTGTAAGTTCTGCATCACTAGAATCTTCTAATGCTATAGCTTCTTCTTCTATGTTTAATTCTTCTTCTGCCATATTAATATCCAAATGTTGAGTCAGCTACAGGCATATTAGCTTTTGGTCTGCCTATAGGGTCGTAGTCAAATATACTAAATCTAGGTCTTGACATAATTCCATATCGCAATGCATCATAAATATGATCTTCTGATCTTGTATCTACATCCTCTGGATTTCTTTTATCTAGAGGTATTGCAGGTATTTGTGATATGGTATTTATACAGTTATTAAAAAACACTATTCTAGGTTCTTCTGTATATTCATCTACTTGCAAACGTCTGTGTAATTCATTCTTACCTGATACACGACTACCTTTACTTCTATCAGATGGTCTCCAACGACATCCTTTTTGTATCATCTGTTCTGCCAAAGAAGGACCAGTATCACCACGTTTATGCCAAAGAGAGCTATCCAAAACCCCATACTTAATATTTCCATCACCTGATTCTAACTCTAATACTTGATCTGCCAAATCAGAGGCTAACACTTTTGAGACGTATAACTCTCTGTATACTATAAGTTGTTCTGCAGGTGAAACTGCAAACCAAAGAACTGCACTAAATGAACCATAACCATAGTCACAAGCTCTAAACTTTACCCAATTAGATGGAATAGTAAAAGGTTCAACAACGTGTATATCACGATTAAATTCAGTAAAGGCTGCACCTTCTTTGATATCCCAATCACCTTCAAGTAGTTGCTTCTTCTGTTGTTCAGGCAAAGATAAAAGCATTGCCTCGTAATCACCTGTTTCTGACAGGTAAGGATTATCCACAAGTCTAGCAGGTATAAATCTTCTTTTAAATAAAGACTGTCCTGCTTTAGGATGTCCTGATGGATACTTTAATATTTCTCCTGTCTCAATATTAGTAGCATCAAAAGATTGTCCATAAGGTGCAGGGTCAATAAACATTTTCTTAACCCACTGATGACCCGGACCTCCGGGGTTTGTAGTTGCCCTCATGTAGACAGGTAAGTCAGGAGCAGTAGAACGTA